GTCAACGAGTCAAGAAGTGCTTTGATGGGGCCTGCGGGCTCCTGTTCGCCAGCGGCCGCACGGCGGAGCAGGTGGGGGAGAACTTTCGTAAAACCCACCAGTCGTTTTCTGACCCCGTCTTCTTCATCAACGATCACTCCGAGTACGATGCGTCGTGCGGCGAGGGATTTAAGTTGATGGTGTGGGGTGTTTTGTCGTGGTTGGGAGTGGCGTTCGGGGTGATCAAGGCTATCATCTCGTCGCTCCCCGTCGGCATCACGTCGCACGGCGTGTCGTACGCCACCGTGTCCGGGTTGTGCTCTGGTTCTCCGGAGACCTCGGACTTCGGTTCCCTGTGGAACGCCATTACCATGGCGGTCGTGTTCCTTCGCCTCGCAATTGCCGACGAGGCTTGGGCCGCCACCGTACTTGGCGACGATGGCACGGGGATCATCGATTGGACGCCGGATGTAGCTGCGGCTTTTCCCGGCGGCCCCGATGAGTTGGCCGCTCGTATGAACCAGCTTTACGCGGACGTTGGACTGAAGTCGAACGTGTTTTGTACTAGGTCGTTAAGCAAGTTCCAGTTCGCCTCTTATCTGGTGTACCCGGTCGTGGCCGGGAAACACGTACACTGGGTGATGGGGCCAAAAGCTGGGCGGGCTCTGACCAAGCTCGCAACGAAACGCATAGACGCGAGGTCGAGCAATCTGGCTGCGGACGTGGCCAGCTTGTGGCAAGACGGGGCCCACGTGCCCTTCCTGCGGGTAGTCTTGTCCCGTTACAGGGAGATTCTGAAGGGGGTTAAGCCGAAAGGCCGGCCCTCGGACGAGGACCACAAGATCCGAACATCTCGGATGCACACTTTTGCGGACGAGGGGTGGACGATGATTTATGAGCGCTACGGGTTACAGCGGGCGGACGAGGAGGACCTTGCGGGGTACCTTAAGACCGTCGTCAGCCTCCCGTGCGTGATTGAGCATCGCGTCATCTCGAGGCTCGTGGAAGTCGACTTCTAGGTCCGGCTTTGCGTCGGGGGCGCGTTATAAATACCCGCACAGCCCATTGGTTGTGTCCTGGCCGTGGTACCCTCAAAGCAGCCTACACCCAGCATCAGCCTTCGAGAGTCACCGCCAAATGCCCAAGAAATCCAAGCGTGCTTCCGTCACCACCGTCGTGGTGTCCCAGCCTCGAGCCCGCCCAGCCAAGAAGAAGAAGGGCCGTGCCAGCCCTCGCCGCGCGTCGCGCGTCGGAGATGGTGCGATGGTTCACGCCATCTGCGCCGTCACCGACCCCTTTTGCGACGCTGCTCGCGGGGCCCGCATGCCCGAGGCCTCTTCGACGCCGACCATTTGCGTGCCCATCCGCTCGAC